GGCAAGCGCTCCATGTCTAAGCCCTGGCTGGATTACCTCTACCTTGAAGTCCAAGGATGCACATGCAGCGGTGATCCTTACACTACACTCCGCAACACCGTAGCAAGTATGCTGTATGGTTACATGTATCTTCACATGTCGGGCGTCCACACACCATGGTCTGACGATTCTTGTAGTCTCATCGCAGCAGGAGACGACTTAGTCATTTGGAGCAGTAAAGATATCACTCCGTATATAAGGGAGTGTACATCGCAAACTAAGGATGGCACTGTCGGTATAGGTCAGTGTATAAAGGAGATAAAGACGTCAGTCTTCGATGACTTTATGTTTTGTTCTAAGTGGACGCTGCCCGACCTTTACATGGTCCGCGACGTCACGAAGATGTTGAATACCAAGCAGTTCTACACTGGTAGCAATCGCTTGCTACACAAATACCCTTACTACCACGCATAAGCAATATATGAGGGCGTCAAGAGTGAGCGTATAAGCCCACTCGTTGAAGCAGTATGTGAGGCTCGAGTCTACAACTGCGAGCTCCCACCGTCCTCATTAAACGAAGAGGCCGTACAAGCGTAGATCGATCTTTAGAACAAGTACTGTTTCAAGACGTCTACCAAAGAGTACCATCACCCGGATCTAGTTGACCACCAAGCTAACCTATCAATCGGCGACTTGTATAGGATCATTACTTGCAACTAGATTAACGGAGGTTATGATTGTTTAAAAAATATATAACAATCATTTCATATTATCTATGAACAAATAGACCAAACAGAATAGACAGAAGAAGTCCAACAACAATGTCAAGCGTAATAACAACGTGCGATCTAAGCAGACAGTTAGAAGAGCAATTTAACCAATTGTTATCCGTTCTATGCCAGCTGCTAAAAGCATTAACGTCCGCTCTGCTCCCTCGAGCAGCACCTACAGGGTGAAACACCGGGAGCTCATGATAGCTAATGTCACAGCGAATTCGTAGTTCCTTGCTCAGATTAATCCGAGCACTCAGTCAGTCTTTCCCTGGCTCTCCCAAATTGCTGGTGCCTACGAGAAGTACACAGTAAACAGTCTCAGCTTCGAGTATGTACCGTCGTGTTCCACTCTGGCGGACGGCATTCTCTACCTCGCCTTCGATCACGATCCTAGCGACGTTGTGCTGAACGATTTCTCCCCTCAGACACTAACCTAGATGCAGGGCACCCAAAGCGGATCCATGTATTCCAGGCACACTCTTACGCCTCGTTTCGCCAAGAAGCAGTTCCTGACAGGAGTCCCCGCGGCAGGAGCATCGATCAACGATTACTGCCCCGGCGCGGTATACGTTGTTGCTTCTCTGTCTGAGAAGACTAATATGGGG